TGTATCGAACCTTAGAAGCTTTACAAAAGGAGATGAGTTATGCAGGACGCTACCGTCCAATCGATCCCACAGACAAGCCAAGCACCAGCAGCAGCAGCAGTGGCTCCAAGCAGCTACGTGGCTCCGGCACCGGCACAAGCAGCCCCGGTGGCTTATCAGGTGGGTACCAGCTTCCCGCAGGCGGTTCCGCAGGCGGCCCCCAGCTACCAATCAGCCCCTACTCAGTACGCCCCCCAATCCCAACCAGCCCCGGCGGAGCAGGGCAATCCTTGGGAATCGGCGTTCAACAAGGTAGTGAACCTGCTGAGCGCTCCAGTTCAATCCCCGTTCCAGGGTCAACCGTCTCAACAGACGACTCAATTTACCCCGGCGAACTTCGGACAAGTCAGCCCCCAGGGTACGCAACAATCGGCAGCGCCGACCTCGTATCCCAGCCAGGACTACTCGCCCAACTATTCCCAAACCTCCTCGGGTCCGTCCTTGGAGCAAATCGCGGATTACCTGGATCTGAGCAGCGAAAGCCGTCAGGTGATCGACGCGTTCGGGGTCGAGGCACCCGCAATTCTGAATCAGTACGCACTAAACCTGGAAAACGCTCTTGATAGCTCGATTGCCTGGGGCAGCCGTGCCGCTGATGCGATCCGTGGTTATGCCGATTTCGCTGTTAATGAGCACCAGGAGAACCTGGCTTACAACGAGATTTTGACGAATCCCGATGTGCTGAGCGATTACACCTTGAAGTTCTTCGGTCCCGAAGGTCCTTGCCCGGTGTATGAGAACGAGGCTCAGCTGGAAACCGAAGGTTATCCGACTGCTCCTGCTGCTGCAACACAAGGTCAGTTCCCTGCACCTCCTGCAGCTGCCGCTCCTCAGCAACCTGAGAACTTCTGGGGTACGTTCAACGATCAAATGACTCGTGATCCTCAGAATGCCTGGCGTGTTCTCAACCAGGCTCAACCCCAGACCGTTGCAAACAAACTGTTTGTGATGGAGTGAGGCCATGCGCGGTTCTCTTAAATATGGCATTCCTGCAGCAGCTGGTTTAGGGCTGGCTGCTTATGGTGCTCAACAAGGCACTACACCAGGAGAAGCTGCATTAGTGGGCGGTACTGCCGCCCTTGGCGGTGCAGCCGGTCTACTTGGTGCTCGTGCTCTCGCTGGCAAATACAATCCTGCTTTAGTTGCGGCAGCTCAAAAAAATGTAACCCGTCTTGGAAACAAGATTGGTGATGTGGCTCGCGATTTACCTGAAAAAGGTTTCCGTCGTGGCGCAGCTAATGTTGCAGCCGATGTTGTATCTGCTGCAGATGCCCGTTTGTTTGGTGATCCAAACGCTGGTATTTCTGCTGCAATTCCGTTCCCAACTCAAGGTGTTCAACGGAACATTGGTAAAGTTATTGCTGCCGGTTTAGTTCCAGGGGCTGCTTTATCATCTGCTGCTGGTGGCGCTGCGCTTTCGGAAATTCCTGCAGCTCTTGGGGCACCAGGTTTTGTTCAGAGTCAAGCCCTTGATCCTGAGTCATACGGCTCTAGTAATTCACCCGGTGCTCGTTACAAGGCATCGACAATGCAGTACATGTAATAAATAAATTACCAACTGCTAAAATTTGTGTTAGATAAGACATAGTAATGTCTGAATCTTTCACCCGATAACATCAATTCCTGCGACACTGGAGGATAAAACAAAGTGTTCATTGATAACGATTTTCCAAAGATTCTTGGTGCGGAACTCTATCGTCCCCACCCTGCTTACATCGCGGAAATGGCTGTTGAGCCCGTTGTGGTTCATGACTTCACACGTCAGCCCGGTCAGACCGTTCAGTTAGATCGCTACAAGTTCTGGGGTACCCCTGGTACGAAGGACAGCCGTGAGCGTATTGCTGATCAGACAATCGGTACCGCTAACAGCCGTAACATCACCAAGGAGAAAGTCCTGGTGGTGCTCAAGGAGTACACAGGTCCTGCAGACCCGGGTGATCCCACACAGCCTTCGACCTTCAAGATTGCTCGTGAGACCCTGATCACTGCCCAGCGCCTTCTGCTGGACACGGGCAACCTGAACATGTTCCACCAGAGCATCGGTTCCCTGACCCTGCTCGATGACTATCGCCGTTGGCGTGACCGCGTCTTTATTGACGAACTGTCTAAAGCTGAAGCAAACGGTGAAGCTTCTTCTTCCCAGGGTGGTTACTACTTTGCTGGTGGTAAGACCAAGGACTCCTCTGGTCGTATTTCTTATACCTCCACTGAGTATGACAACCAAGTTCAACAGTTCTCGGTTCGTACCGACCTGCTGACTGTTGTTAAGGATCTGCGTAAGCGCAACGTTCCTACATTCTCTGACGGTCTGTATCGCTGCATCTGCGATCCCGTCTTCATGATGCATCTGCGTCGTGATCCTGACTTCCGTGAGATCGCCCGTTACGCTGGCGTTCCTGGTCAAGGCATGTACATGGGCAACCCCATGATGCCTAACAACACCAGCTTCTACATGGGTCCCCAGGCTGGTCAGGGTTACTTCCTGGCTGGTGAGCCTGTGATGCCTACTGGTGTTCAGTTCGAAGGCGTTAAGTTCTTCGAGTCGACCAACTTCCCCAGCAAGAACGTCAACACCTCCTTCGATAACGGCTCCAGCTATGCCTCGAAGGAAGTTGCTCAGGGTTACTTCTTCGGTCCTCAAGCTATCGGTGTTGGTATCGGCGGCCCGAACGCTCAGGTGCTGATCAACAACAACGACGACTTCAGCCGTTTCATCATCCTGATCTGGCAACTGTATGCAGGTTTCGAAATCCTGAACAAGGACTTCGTTACAACTGCCTTCAGCTACCTGCAAGACGACGGCACTGTTTGATCAAAATAGTATTTAACATTTAGGACAAAATAGATGAGCTATTTATCTGCTAAGAAAATCTACCCGGGTAACTGGGCAGAAGCTCTGAACGGTTGGTATCGCAATATCGACACCACAGACGACGGTACTAATAATGCCTCTAACGGCGGCCCCACTTCGGTGTTGGCCGTCCCTGGCTACCGTTACTTCCAGCAGCGCGGCTACGTGGCCGTGACTGCTACCTCTGGTTCCCCTCTGGCAACCGGCAATGTGATCGTTCCTTCCCCTTATCGGAACGACACAACCCGTCCTGATATCACCGGCATGGTGATCTCTGGCAGCAGCACTCAGCCTGCATACGTGTATCGCACCGCCGTCTCCGTGGCTTCCGGCTGGGGCGACAACCGTGTCTCTTCTGGTGTGTTTGCTGCTACAGGTAACGTTATCTCCTTCGGTCGTGATAGCAGTGGTCCTACCGCTGCTTCCGGCGTTGGTGAAGCCGTGATTCAGGCAAACCTGACCTCCACCGTTTCTGGTGACGCTGCTACCAAGATTTACTTCGCTGGTGGTAGCCAAGCTTTCGGTGAAAACCCCTTCATCACCGCTACAGGTGCTGCAGGTGTTTCTGGTGGCATCGTGTACTACGAAGCAACCGCCGCCACCACCATGAAGGTGTTTGCGAAAGGTACTGCTAACGGCACCAGCACTTCTGGCGGTATTTATATCTCCGATGCTGACTCGAACGCTGGCCTCACCGGTTACCTGGTTGTGGAAATCTGCTACATCCAACCCGATGACGCTCCTGGCTACGAGGACATCGAAGCTTATCTGCCTAACCGTACAGTTAGCTGAATAAGTTAAACTAGGACCAGAAATTAACTCTGGTCCTTATGCTTTATCAGCACAAAAAAACAGGCGCTAATGTAAAGGTTGTAAGCGAATGGGATAACGGCGATTGGTTCATGGTTGAAGACCAGGATGGTCGCCTTTTCACCGCTTACAAAACTGAATTAGTTGCTGACGAAAGCGCAACTAAAAAAGTTAAAGCGCTCCAGGTTAAAGATAAAGCCGCCCAGGAGGAACCTCGGTCGTTTCCCCCCGATACCCGATTGAATATCAACGGTGCAACTGCACAGATGATTGCCGATCACATTAAAGGTATTGGAATGAAGACTGCCCGAGAGATCAAAGATCTTCAGATGTCCTTATCGGGTGAAAGGTTTAGCTCTCTCGAGCAATTGAAACAAATTAAACGAGTCGACTGGGATGCTGTTATTTCTGCAAACCTAATCCGAGTGTAATAAGTTTCATCATTAAGCCCCTGGGAAACCAGGGGTTTTTAATTCTAAAATAAGAAGATAAGAGTCCCGCGTTCTGGGAATACTTAAACTTATTTTTCATTGTTGCTACTTTTGTTGTAATGGCTTATACTCCAATCCGTTCAGGTTTTACTGGCCCCAGTGCAAAGATTGGAGGGTCAAGTGATTATCATATTGACTTAAAAATGCTGGAATCGCTCCCCATTGGGGAACGTGTCAAAGCTGTTGATTCATTAGCAAGAAAATATGCATCAATTGGACGTGAGATTGAGTTCTCTAATCAAGGAGTTGCAGGCCAACGCTGGAACCCAGAGGCCGACTTAGCAACACGGGTTGACTTACTCAATCGAGCAGGTGCTGCCCACAGTAAACGTCCTGGCTGGCAGTCGTTAGATTTTTATGTCCCGTTTAAAGGCAAAAGCCGTTTTGATAAAGGCGCTGTAGAAGATGCTTCAATCTTCTTACCTGGAGTAGCAGGCGGCAGTGTTCGCCGTGGTACTGCTAAAGACTACGGATATTTCTCTGAATCCCTGGATCCCAAA